ACTTTAAACTCTAACATTCTATCAGCACACCATTCTTGAATTGCGGTCCATTTTGCTTGATTTATCACATAAGTATTGACCTCGTGAATAAATGTCTTTGTTTGTTTATTTCCTTTTATTGGTGGAAGAGTTTGTCTTTTTGGTTTTATTTCAATTACATATTTTTTGATTTTACCATTCTCCAAAACTTCTATAATAAAATCTGGAAAATATCTACACACTTTTTGTTTTACTGGATTGTAATATGGAATACAAAATTCTTCAGATCCATATCTTAAAATATTAGGAGACCTATCACACCACTGCATAAACGTAAGTTCCCAACTACTGCGATATACTATATTTCCACAATCACCAATATATTTTTCAGGATTTCTTGGATGAAAATGTCCTTGATGATATTTTGCGTCTCGGGGCATACGTAACTCTTACAATATTTTCACTACATAATATATACGCTTAAAATATTTATAAATGCCTACCGTAAGAAAAATTGGAGAAATTAAATCAAAATTATTACATCCTGCATTAACATCTCATTTTGAGGTTAAAATTCCAATTCCTAATAAACTAGACAATAACTTTTTAACACCTAATGGACTTCCTGGATTTAGAACTGGAAAACAAGATCATCTTAATTTGTTGTGTTCAGAAACAATTCTTCCTGGATCTAACTTAGCAACACTGGAACTTAATAATGATCATACTGGTGTTACAGAGAGACATGCATATCGTAGAATTTATGATGATAGAATTGATTTTACTTTTTATGTTGATGCTGATAATTATTTACCAATCAAATATTTTGAACTTTGGATGAAGTTTATTGTGGATGAAAGTAAAGCACCACAATCTGATAGAGGTGTTGGGGCAGAAGGTTCTAATTATTTTTACAGAATTAGATATCCAGAAGACTATATGTGCGAAAAAGGATTGGAAGTTATAAAATTTGAAAGAACTGGAAAGGGTCAAGTATATACTGGTGCAACATTAAAATATGAATTTGTCAATGCCTTTCCGATTTCTGTATCATCTATGCCGGTATCTTATGAGGCATCTTCTTTATTGAAATGTAGTGTTTCATTTTCATACATTAGATACTTGCTTAATCATACTCCAAGTAAGGAATCTTCAACACCCACGACTGCACTTACTCCAGGAAATTTTGCTCAATTTAATACTGATCAATTTAAAGGAATTGAAAATAGTACGTTTTCTACTCCAAAAACTGGAATATCAGAGTTAAATCGTTATGTGGAAACTCAAGAGCAATATTATAATAGAATCTATGGAGAGGCATAAATAACCATACCTGAAATTCTATAGGACATCATGCCTTTACCAAAAATTGTTACACCAACTTATCAACTTGAATTGCCATCAACAGAAGAAACAATCCAATATAGACCTTTTTTAGTCAAAGAAGAAAAACTGTTAGTAATCGCACTGGAAAGTGAGGACACAAAACAAATCACAAATTCAATCAAGACAGTTATTAAAAATTGCATTTCTACTAAAAACATTAAAGTAGAGGATTTACCAACCTTTGATATTGAATATTTGTTTTTAAATATTCGTGGTAAGTCTGTTGGCGAAGAACTTGAGGTAAATATTATTTGTCCTGATGATGGAGAGACTCAAGTTCCTGTAAAAATTAATCTTGATGATATTAAAGTTCAAAAAAATGAAGAGCACACAAATCGAATTAAACTTGATAGTAATATTATGATGGAAATGAAGTATCCATCACTTGATCAATTTATTAAGACTAATTTTGATTTTAATAGTAAGAATGCAATGGAACAATCCTTTGAGTTGATTGGTTCGTGTATTGATAAAATTTTCACCGCAGATGATGTCTGGATTGCTGCCGACGTAACAAAAAAAGAACTCACAGACTTTTTAGAATCAATGAATTCTTCACAATTCAAGGACATTGAAAAGTTCTTTGAGACAATGCCTAAACTTTCACATAAAATTAAAGTCACAAATCCAAAAACTGAAGTTGAAAGTGAAGTTATTTTAGAAGGGTTAGCATCTTTTTTCGCGTAGCAATGGTCCATATGGACCTTGAAAATTATTTTCGTCTTAACTTTTCTTTGATGCAATATCATAAATATTCATTAACTGAAATAGAAAACTGGATACCTTGGGAAAGAGATGTTTATGTTGGATTACTTCAACAGCATCTTGAGGATGAAGAGTTAAAACAAAAACAACAGATGAGCAATGCCCACCACTAAAGCATTATCTGCATCCAAATTTTTTGGAAAAGATAGGTACGAATATTACTTAAACGAACTTCTTACTCAACAAAAAGTAGGTGGAAATATTTTATCTAAAAGTCAAATAAAAGAGGGGTTTTTAAAAAGAAAAGACAAAATAAGTTTTGAAAAGTTTGTTGAGAAGGTTATAAGTACAAAGACCGCAAAGTCTGCTATTACTCCACTAGAAATCAAATCTAGTCCTGTTGCTGGTGGAGTTGGTTTAGGTTCTCGTGGTAGTGAGTTAGTAAAATCACCTACTGGAGCATTAGAAAAATATGTTTCTGGGGTATCTAAACCTCAAAAAATGAGTGGAATTGAAGATGATATTTCTAAGATTACAAAATCTGTAATTTCAATTGCTGAAATATTATCAGGACAAAAGAAACTTAAAGACTCATCTACTTCTTATGATAGAAGAAAAGCAGAACAGGAGAAAAGGAGTCTTGCAGAAAGTAAGTTAGAAAAAAGATTTGATGGATTAAAGAAAGCAGCAGAAAAAATACTTGCACCAGTCAAAAGTCTTTTAGATAAGATAATTAATTTTCTTGTAACAGTTTTTCTTGGTAGAATTGTATATAAACTGTTAGAATGGTTTGGTGATCCTAAAAATGCTGATAAAGTAAAAGCAATTAGTAGATTTCTTGGAGATCATTGGCCTAAACTTTTAGCACTTTATTTAACTTTTGGAACTTCTGTTGGAAGATTTGCATTAAGATTAACAAAGATAGTCGCAAAAGGTGCAATTAAACTTTTAGCAAAGATTTTATTATTAAGTAAAGCAAAAAAACTACGTGCCGCAGGAAGATTTTTTGGTGGTAGGGGAGGAAAAATAGCAGGAGCTGTGCTTGGAGCTACTGCTGCTGTTGGTGGTGCATATGCTCTTACTCAAGGACTTAAAGGTGATGATGAAGAACCAAAAACTTTAAAACCAGAAGAACCAAAAATACCAGGTTACGCAGGTGGTGGTAGTATAAAAATTCCAGCATTTAAAGGTGGTGGATTTAACTTTAAAGGTATGTTTGGTGGTGCATTGAGTTCTGGTCCTGAAAAATCTCAAGAAATGCCGAATGGATTTGTGAGTGGTGAGAAAGGTGTAGATAAAGTTCCTGCAATGTTGAGTGATGGTGAATTTGTGATGTCTGTTGGTGCCGTGCAGAAGTATGGTGTGGATACTCTGGAATCAATGAATGCTGCTGGTGGAGGAACTAATCGTCCAAAAATGATGGGTGGTAAGACTTATGCTGCTGGTGGTGGGTATCTTGGTGATTATATGAAAGACAAAGTTAAGATGAGACAAGCAACCGTCTTTGAAAGGACAGGAGAATCTCAGCGTTTAAAAGATCTCTTAGGTGTTCGCACCAATGCAGAGGCAGCAAAAATAGTAAGTACTGCTGGAAATAAAGTTCCTGATGTAAGTGGATTGTTAGGTGATAAAGAATTTAGTAGATTTAATCAAGGAGCTTTTAATAAATTTAGTGAGGGTGCTGATGAAAAAACATTTGGAGGATTGAGAAGAATCTATCAACAGCATTTTGGTGTTGGTGAAGAATTCTCTAAGATGATGAGTGATAGAGTTGATGCGAAAATGCAGAGCAGATCTACAAAACCAATACAACCTACTACCAGTGTAAAACCTAATATTGAACCAATAAAACCTAGTACCAGTGTAAAACCTAATATTGAACCAATAAAACCTAGTACCAGTGTAAAACCTAATATTGAACCAATAAAACCTAGTACCAGTGTAAAACCTAGTACCAGTGTAAAACCTAATATTGAACCAATAAAACCTAGTACCAGTGTAAAACCTAATATATTAAAAAATATGAAAGTTCCTG